GGCCAAGCATCGGAAAGACCGCCATCGCCATCGCAATAGCCCGGGCAGCAGCCATCGAGCACCGGGTGCCGACCCTGTTTATATCGCTGGAGATGTCCGACGAGTCTATCGTTCGGAGAATGGTCTCTACCGTAGGATCTATTCCGATGCAGGACATTAAGACCGGCGACCTGAATGAAGGCGGAATGAAGGCCATGGCCAGTGCCTCCGCTAAGGTGGCCGGCAGCCCGATCTACTTCGTGTCCGGTTCCGGTGTGTCCGGCATCGCCACCATCACCGCGGTGATCCGCCGCGCTGTTAGGAAGTGGGGAGTCAAACTTGTCCTGGTCGACTACCTCCAGAAGATCCACGGGAGCAAGGCGGCCGAAAAGAAAACCTATGAGATCGCCGAGGTATCCGGTCGACTCAAGGCCATTGCTTCCGACACCAAGACCGCGGTGGTCGCCCTGGCCCAGCTCAACCGGGAGAACGAAAAGGACAAAGGCCGGGTTCCTAGACTCACCGACCTGGCCGACTCTGGGCAGATAGAACGTGACGCCGACCTGGTGCTGCTGCTTAACCGCGAGCGCAACCAAGCCAACGGCGAGGCCATCATCGCTGTCGCCAAACAACGCGACGGTGAATGCGGCCTCGTCCCTCTGTGGTACGAAGGCCAGTTCTGCCGGTTCACCGACCCATCACCATCCTTCCAATGAAAATACCCTACGACCTCGACCGAGTTAAACTCCTACACGAAGCCCCCAACCTGGTTGCCCTAGCAATCAAGCGTGGCTGGATGTCCTACCCTCGCAGCGTCAGGCTCAGTGCCCTAGGCACGCCCATGGTGGTGATTGATGAGGAGGACGACTACGAGATCACCGCCACCGCCCAGGATGCCGACGTGTGTCGCAAGGCCTACGATCTACGGGAACGCGACCTAAGCCTCGATGATGTGGCCAAGGCGTGCGGTGTTGCTCGAGGTTCGGTGGCTTACATCATAGCCAAAGGCCATGAGATGTATTTAAGGCAGCAAAGGATAGAGCATAGTACAATAGACACCTCTGTTAAACCTGCAAATATGTAAGGAATCTTTTGCCATATCTCCAATAACAGGTGAACGCGAGACCCCTATCAATTTCTGCGAGTAATGCTTTCATTAAATAGTTTATGCCTAACCAAATACAATTCCTCGTCGACCAGTTTGGCCTGGCCAACACCGCCTGGTTTATCCGGCTGATGAAGAGTGGCACCACTCCAGAGCAGATTGTCGGTTCCCTGGTGCCAAGCAACTACGACAGCCGAAGGGACGGCGTCTTCCGAGCCCTCCAATTCGCCGGCAACCTGCCCGACTCGATGATGCCTCAAGAGATCAAGGACGCCCTGCAGCCATGACACAAAAGGAATACGGCGACCGGATCGGTATAAGCCAGCCGCGGGTCGCACAGCTTATATCCCAGGGGATGCCGATGGACTCGCCCGAGTCAGCCGATCTCTGGCGATCTCAACATGTTAGGTCACGCGCTAAGTCTATTCCTAAACAGAAGACAACACCCGACCCCACCGCAATCGAACAGGAAGGCCCCTACAGGCCTATTGAAGCAGAGACCCCTCTCAACACCGCAACAGCCGCTACCGACTCGCCAGAAGGCGCTTACGAAAGGCAGCGCCAAATCGAGCGTGCAGCCTATGACCTGGCTGTCGATGCACTCCGCGGTGGTAGAGCCGACGCCGGCCGGCTGGTCGCCATCCATGCAGCCGCGGCGAAGAACCTCACAAGCGCCCGTGACGAGGTGATCACCCAGGCCGAGAAGGAACGGCGCCTGGTCTCCGGCGACTGGGTCCGCCGAGTGATGCAGGAGCACGACGGCGCCGTGGCCTCGCTGATCAAGGCCATGCCGAAGCAACTCTCCGGCCGTATTGCACCGCATGACCCCGAGCACGCCGAGCGCGAGCTAACCCGGTGGGTCCAGGAGGTGGCGCTCAAGACACTACACAACACCGACCCATGGAAATGACATACCAGCTACACCTGGGGGACTGCCTAGAGGTTCTGGCAACCCTGCCGGACAACTCGGTCGACAGCATCGTGACCGATCCACCTTACGGCCTGTCCTTCATGGGCAAGAAGTGGGATTACGACGTGCCCAGCGTGGCCATCTGGGAGCAGTGTCTACGGGTACTGAAGCCGGGAGGCCACCTACTGGCCTTCGCCGGCACCAGGACGCAGCACCGGATGGCGTGCAGGATCGAGGACGCCGGCTTCGAGATCCGCGACATGATCGCCTGGGTGTATGGGTCGGGCTTTCCGAAGTCGCTGGATGTGAGCAAGGCTATCGACAAGGCGGCCGGGGCAGAGCGTGAAAAAATACGAGTAAAACCACGCCCAGAAACCAGTGGTACGATGTCAGGAAAAGCAGACACAAGACCATGGATTGAAAAAAGCCGTGAGATTGGATATCACGAAGTCGACGGAAACACCCCCGCCACACCCGAAGCCCATCAATGGTCCGGCTGGGGCACTGCCCTAAAGCCTGCCCTAGAGCCGATCACCATGGCCCGAAAGCCATTCTCCAGCACGGTGGCCTCCAATGTGATCCAGTACGGCACCGGGGCAATCAATGTCGATGGGTGCAGAGTGGGGACGGAAAGCCGATGGAATCCAAGCGCAGGACACAAAGATTTAGAAAACAAGAGAACCGTCACACCGATATCATCACACAAAGAATTCGACGGCCGTGAATGCGTCGGCCGCTGGCCTGCCAACATCATCCACGACGGCAGCAACGAGGCGGCCCTGTCGCTGAAGTCCGGCGCCCGGTTCTTCTACACGGCCAAGGCTGGTAAAGTGGATCGAGAATCCGAGAACAATCACCCCACCGTCAAACCGACCATGCTAATGGCCTACCTCTGCCGTCTAATAACTCAACCAGGCGGAACCATCCTCGACCCCTTTATGGGCTCTGGCTCAACCGGCAAGGCTGCAACCATCAACGGCTTCCGGTTCATCGGCATCGAACGCGACCCTGAATACCACAAGATCTCCGAGGCCAGGATCTCCAACCAACACGAAGGGCGCTTGTTTTGAACCTAACCGACCTCCAGCGCAGCCTCCTGGACTACCGACGCAATCTCTACCGGCCGACACCCATGCAGACGGTGGTCGACTGGGCCGAAGCATCTCTCCGGCTGACCCAACGGCAGACCGAGCACCCCGGGCCCTTCTCAACCTCGGTACGGCCTTACACCAGGGAGCCCATGGAGGCCTGGAAAGACCCGACGGTCTACGAGGTGACCCTCTGCTGGGGATCGCAGACATCGAAGACGACCACCCTGATGGCCGGCCTGGCCTGGCTAATCGCCAACGAGCCGAGCCCGGCCTTGTGGCTGATGCCCACCGAGAGCCTCGCCAGGTCATTCTCGAAGTCTCGCTGGCTGCCCATGCTCGAGGACAGCCCGGCCATGCTCGAATGCTACCCGGCCGAGGCCGACAAGATCACCAACCTCGAGCAGAACTTCACCAGGTCGACTCTGACTTTCGTAGGATCCAACAGCCCGGCCAACCTGGCCAGCCGCCCGGTTCGGGTGCTGATAGCCGACGAGGTCGACAAGTTCGCCGAGGCAACCGCCCGGGAGGCCGATGCCCTCGACCTGGCCGAGCAGAGACTCAAGTCGTTCTCCAGTTCCAAGGCCTTTATGACCAGCACACCGACGGTGGTCGAAGGCCGGATCTGGCAGCGCTTCATCCGCGGTGACCAGCGCCGCTACTACCTGCCTTGCCCACACTGCCGGGAGTACATCAAACTGGAATGGCGGCAGGTGACCTGGGACGATGCCAAAACCGATGACGGCAAACATGATCTAGCCAAGATCCGGGCCTCTGCCCACTACGTCTGTCAGCTCTGCCTTGGCAAGATCACCGACGCCCACAAGGTGGCAGCCCTCCGTCATGGCCAATGGCGCCCAGAGAATCCCAACGCCATGCCCGGTGTGCGGTCCTACCACCTAAGCAGCCTCTACAGCCCTGACCGCAAATGTACCTGGGGATATCTGGCTGTCTCGTTCCTAGAGGCAAAAAGCTCTATGGCCGGCCTTCAGGGCTTTGTTAATGGAAACCTTGCAGAGCCCTGGGAGCAACAGGACGTGCAGCAGGAGCGCACCGAGACCGCGGCCACCGTGACCGTCGACGGCGGCCGCCGCTATCTGACCGCCGACGTCCAGGCCGTGGCGCCGTTCCTCTGGTGGGTGTGCAGGGAATGGAAGGACGGCAACTCTACCCTGATTGCTGCCGGCCATGCCGATGACTTCGCAGCCCTCCGCCGGGTGCAGGTGGCCCTCGAGGTCCACGACATGGATGTCGGCATCGACTCAGGCTTCAACACGCAGACGGTTTACGACGCCTGTGCCTCCTATTCCTCGGTGACCTCCAACCCGATCAACTTTCCTTGTGGCCTCAGATACCCTCCCGAGGGCGGACTCCGCAAGCCAATGGTGATCGGCTGGATGCCGCTCAAAGGCCGAGAGACCGGAGCCCGGTTCACAGCAGCCACCGGGGCGGTGCACCCTTTCGGCCTGTCGACATCCTCATCGATGAGGACCGACGTGGTGCAGCCCCTCCTGGTGTTCGACACCGAGCACCTCCGCGATATGCTCTCCAGGCTAAGGAAGGGCGACATCGACCGGGAATGGGGCGTGCACCAGGATCCGCCCAGCGTCCAGGCCGAAGGAGCCTACATCGCCGATCCCGACCTATACTGGCGCCACCTGGACTCGCACGTCCTACGCCCCCAGGCCAACCGAGCCGGCCGCATCAAGCACGTCTGGGTGAAGCGAAATCAGAAATGGCCGGACCATCTTCACGACTGCGAAATCATGCAGCTCGCCATGGTTATGCTCTGGAATGATCTGGTTACGTCAAGCGAGTCAATAGCCAGCTAACCTATTGAAGTCACCCTGGGATCGGTGAAGATCCGCCCGAGGTGTTCACGTTTACCGTAGCCATCAAGAGGGCCTATCTCCGCAGTGTCTATGCGACACTGGGCGGTGTGACGCTCCTGGCTGCCTTGGCTGCTAAGTCCATCGCCGCGGCCACAGTGATCGAGTCCGGCCAGGTTGTCCGGTCGACTTCATCCTCTGATGTTTCGGTCGAGTTTGCGGAGCCGGGAAAAGGTGCCCCCACCCCGTCCGAGATGGTGGAGATGTGGGAAAGCCTGCTCGATGACTACGACCTGGCCGTCGATTACCTCGAGCAGGACGGCAACCTTACGCCCACCGACGCCCAGATCTACGCCAAGATGCTGGCTGTAGTTCTGATTGCTTCTACCAGTTTCGGCGGCGACTTCTCCAACTTCCGCCGTGAGGCGAGCTATCGAGGCATGAGCTGATGGGATTCCTCGACACCATCATTCAGAAGTTCCGGTCGGCACCTGTCGACCGCTACGAGGGCGCGTCCAACTCGATCCGACGGTCCTTCCTGGACACCAGCTACACCTCGGTGCGGTTCGATGTGACTGCCTCTACCCGGCAGCAGATCGTCCGAAAGTCCCGATTCTTCGAGCAGAACAACGCGGTGATGAATCGCCTGGGCGACCTGTTCGAGAATTACACCGTCGGCAGCAACTTCTCGGTGCAGCCGGCTTCCTCGAATCCCGACTGGAATCTCCGAGCTAAGAAATGGTGGGACACCTGGAGCCGCTACCCTGACATCGGATCCCGGCAGTCTTTCGGCACCCTGATGTCGCTGGCCGCCCGTGGCTGGTTCTATGATGGCGAAAGTTTTATCCTCCTGACCAAGGGCGAGACCGGCCGGCCCCGATTGCAGCTCATTGAGCCGCAGCAAGTGTCGACACCCGCTGGCCAGGAGGGCCTTCCCGATGTGTTCGATGGCGTCCGGTTCGACCCCAAGACAGGTCGGGCCATCTCATTCTATTGCGGACAGGAGCAGCAGCAGGGACAGCTCACCGACATCCGGTCGATCTCATCCGACTCGGTGGTCCACATCTACGAGGCCCAACGTGCCGGCCAGCTCCGCGGCCTGCCTTTTGTTGCGTGCGTCATCAACGACCTGCACGACCTGGACGACCTCCAGAAGCTCGAGATGGAGTCCTGCAAGCTGGCCTCGAGCGTGGCCCAGGTGATCAAGACCAGCTCCGGCGAGGTTCAGGCAACTAGCCTCCGATCCGGTGTTGCTGGTTCCCAGGGAACCGCCCAGAACTACTACGAAAACATCTTCGGCGCCTCGGTCAAGGTGCTCAAGACCGGCGACGAGTTCGAGCAGTTCGCCGCTGACCGCCCCAACGTCAATATGCGCGAGTACTGGCGCAGCCTGACCGAGAAGGTGTGCGCCGGCGTCGGTATTCCTTACGTCCTGGTCTTTCCAGAGTCGATGCAGGGCACCGTCTACCGGGGATCACTCGATATGTCTTCGGTGTGGTTCCGCAGCCGGCACCAGGTGATGGCCTCGGCCGCCCGACGTATCTGGGAGTATGTGATGGAATACGCCATCCGCACCGATCCGACTCTCAGAGACAGCCCCGACGACTGGTACGAGGTCGCCATCCAGGCGCCCCGGGCTCCCAACGTCGACGTCGGTCGCAACTCTGCCGCCCAACTTAACGAGCTTGGTGCCGGCATTACGACCTACGACGAGATCTACGGCGCCCGAGGCATCGACTGGCGATCCGCCCTGGAGGCCAAAGCTCAACAGGCCCGGTACATCCAAGACCTGGCGGTCAAGTACGGCCTGGACGTCTCCGAGATCTCCAGCTCCCAGAAGCAACCGATAGCACCGGAGCCTGCCGCAGCCGCTCTCGAGCAGCCACCTTCCGAAGAAATGCCCGAGCCGATCCCGGCCGAGCCCATCGAAGAGGTGGTTGCGGTGATCGAGCCCAAGAAGCGGAAAACCAGAGCCAAGAAAACCGAATGACTAAAGTAACCAACTGGCTTTCCTACAGCCCCCGAGCCTCGGTCCATGAACCGGCGGTGCTCCAGATATTCGACCAGATCGGTGAAGACTGGTTCGGTGGCTCCGGTGTATCGGCCAAGGCATTTAGCCAGGCCATGCAGGAGGTCGGCCCCGGCCCCCTGGTGGTCGAGATCAACAGCCCTGGCGGTAACGTCTGGGACGGCCTGGCCATCTACAATATGCTTCGAGGCCGGCAGGCGCCCGTCACCACCCGGGTGGTCGGCATCGCCGCCTCGATTGCTTCAATTATAGCCCTGGCAGGTGACAGCATCGAGATGGCCGAGGCCTCGCTGTTCATGATCCATGACCCGTCTGGAATGGTGGCAGGCACCTCAGACGATATGCGGAAGATGGCCAACGCCCTCGACCAGCACGCGGAGATCCTGGCCGGCATCTACACCAAGCGCACCGGCAAGACCTCAGCTCAGATCCGCGCGGCAATGACCGCGGAAACATGGTTCACCGCCCAGGAGGCCATCCAGTTTGGACTGGCCGACAAATGCACCGAGCAGCTCGCCATGGCCGCCTGCTGGCATCCTCGGGCTGTGACTAAGACCGCCCCTGAGACTGTCCGAAGCAACCTCCGGCGAGGCCTCGAGCAGTATGCCGAAGGCCTGGCCGGTGATGGCCTCGAGAAGCAAACCGTCCTGGACGCCGAGGCCCTGGTGGCCGGTGAGGCGCCCACCGAGGACAAGATCCGCACAGCCAACGCCTGGTGGGGACGCAATGAGCGCTTCCTCGAGGCCGAAGCCAACACCCCGGCCGACGTGGCTGCCAACCTCTGGGGAGGTGCCGCCGGCCGTGACTGGTTCAAGGCACTCTATGCCCAGCTCGAAGTCGAGGAGGGCGAAACCACAGACAAAACACTTTCGACCGGCAGCACTAACGCTGCCGACGATGGCGCGACAACCGCGCCGACATCACAGCAGACACCACACAACATGACTGATTCCAACACCGTGGTGGCGGCCGCTCCTAGTGCGCCGACCGCCCTCGACATCGACGCCATCGTAGCCAAGGCCGTGGCCGCTGCCATCAGCGCCAAGACCATCACCGCCGCCCCTGCACCGGAGCCCGTCGCCCCGGTTCGCATCGAGAACCTCGGCAATGCACTGCTCGAGAAGCACAAGGGCTTTCAGGCCGGCAATGACCGCCGCAAGTTCTTGGTGGCCAACCACTCCGAGCTGTTGCGCCAGAGCGCCATCCACGCACCCCAGAACGCCAACACGTTCGCCTCGGGCCTGGTTGTCGATTATCTCGCCGACGCAGTGATCACCGTGGCCGCCACTCGTTTGGCCCTGGTCTCCGCTTTCAGCCGCAACGTCGGCCTGGACAACCTTCGCCCCCGCGCCTCGGTTCAGGTCAAGAAGTACACCACCGGCACCGCTGCCCAGACAAACCCGACGTCCTGGGAAACCAACAACGATTCGACGCTGGCTGCCACCGCGGTCACCGTGAACCAGATCTCGAAGAACTTCACGGTAACCCAGCAGGAGCTTAACCAGGGCTTCATGTTGTCCGACTTGGCTGCCGGTTCCGCCGACCTGTTTGCCTACGGCATCAGCGACGTGCTGACCGCGCTCATGGTCTCGGGCAACTACGGCGCCGCGACTGTTATCGGCACCGCTGCCAACTTCGACACCTCGGATCTGCCTGCGATCCTCGCCCTGGCGAAGAACTACCGCAGCAAGAACCTCATCCTGGACGGTGGCCACATCGCTCGCCTGCAGTTCTCTGCCGCCAGCAACACCTTCCCCGACAGCCGCCTGGAGCTGCTGGCGAACGGCCGGTTCGGTTTCGACGTGGTCGCCGAGAACAACCGCTGGACCTCTGCCGAGGCCAACACCGCCGGCTTCGTCTGCGGCCCTGATGCCATCGCCATCGCCTCCGGCCTCCCGGTCGGTATGATCGCCGGTGAGTTCCTCGAGCAACGCGCCGTGACCACCGCCAACGGCCTGAGCTGCCTGCTCTCCGTCTGGTACAGCCGCGCCTCCCGCGCTCACATGGCGTCTTACGACATCATGTTCGGCGCCGCGGCCGCGGACACGACCCAGGCCGAAGTTCTGGTCACCGCTTAAGGTTAGCCATGAGAATCGCCACAACCATCTCGGTGGACCGAAACGACAAGGCTAAGATTGTCGCCGGCCCCGAAGTCGATGCGTCACTCCAGCGCACCGCCTTCAACACCGCGACCATTCCCGAAGGAGGCAAACTGATCCTGTGGATACAGGGCAGTCTGGCACCGAAGATCCGCAAAGGTTAAACAACCAAAACTGGGGAGGCTGTTGGATACGCTGACAGCCTCCCCTTTAACCGAAAAACAATTTTATGGCCGTTCAAGCAGACATTTCAACCGAGTACAGCATGGGCCGAGAAGGCTTCGCGCTGGTGACTACAACCGCCGCTCAGACCGGCAACTGGGCTGGCTTGATTCCAACTGAGCCGACGGTGTTTACCAGCATCACTGGATTTGGAATATCTGGCACTTGGACTTCTAAGACCATTCCCGCTGGCTTCCCGCTGGTGGGCAACATCACTGGATTCCAGATCTCATCCGGTAGCGTTGTGGCTTTCCTCGCTCGAGCCTAATGATCTCAATCGGCATAGCACTGAATCGGTTGTTCTCCGGTCAAGCCGGTGGCACTGATGCGCCGGTGCTACGTCGAGATGTTCTGCGGGAAGACGAGGGCTTCCTGTGGCAGGAAGACGGAACCTCAAAGCTGGTTATAACACTTGGCACTTTCGATTCTCTGTTGCGAGAAGACGCTGGTTTTCTGCAACAGGAAGACCTCTTTAAACTCGCAATCCAATCCAACTGACCTATGGCAGACTCTAAAATTACAGCACTTGACAATCTAACGGCAGCCGATCCGGTAAACGACATGTTTCCGATCGTCGATGTCTCTGACACGACAATGGCCGCATCTGGTACGACCAAACGTATCAGCGTCAACAATCTGCTCTCATCCTCGCCGACTGCAAGTGGAGCATTGACCGTCACCGGCAAGGTAACCGCTAACACCAACATCGAGATTACTCGCGGTCTTCTCAACGACGGCACCAGCACAGGCGTTGGCGCAACGGCGTTGGCCGCTACGACTGCGGGTGCGACTGGCAATACCGCGCTTGGTTATCGAGCGATGTATCAGGCGACGACTGGTGCGAACAACGTCGCGGTTGGAGCTAGTGCGTTGAGCGCAGCGGCAATGACTGGCAGCAGCAATGTAGCTGTTGGTGTAAGTGCTTTAGCTGCATCCACTACATCCTCAAATACAGCCGTTGGAAAAAGTGCGCTTGAACTTCAAAGCGGTGCTGCTGATTATAATACTGCCGTAGGAATCAATGCTGGTGCAAAAATTACAACTGGTGGACAAAATCTGGCTCTTGGTTCTGCGCCAATGTCTGGTGCAGGTTCAATAACTGGAAATTATAATATTGCAGTTGGCAATGCTGCATTGTCATCTGCAAATACATTATCTGGAAGCGACAATATTGGCATTGGGCGGTCTACATTTGCCAATCTGTCAAGTGGTGCCAGCAACGTCGCCCTTGGGAGAGAATCTGGAAATAAACTAACCACAGGGCAAACCAACACATACGTTGGTGCTGCTGCTGGTTATAACAATCTAACTGGAGACAACAACGTAGGCATTGGTTTCCAAGCAATAGTTGCAGCCACTGTCTCAAATCTTACCGCTGTTGGTGTTAACGCATTGGTTGCAAACACCACTGGAACAGGCAACACCGCTGTCGGACGGAGTGCGTTGGCGTCAATAACCACCACCTCAAACAACACCGCTCTGGGTTATAATACTGGTAATGCTACCACCGCTTCGGAAGTCACCGCCATCGGTGCGAATGCGCTTCAGTTGTCTACGGGTGGAGCCAATAACACTGCTGTTGGTGCAAACACAATGGGTTGGGGAATTGTTACTGGCGCAAATAATACTAGCATTGGTACTAACTCGGCATATAATTTGACGTCAGGCGATAACAACACAATTCTTGGACAATCCTCTGCATTTAGTTTGACTCAAGGTTCTAGCAACACATTTATTGGTGTTTCTGCTGGAGATACTACAACTCTCGGATCTTCAAACATTTGCATCGGTCGAGTTGCGGTAACTAGTGCAGCCGGAGCTTCAAACGAGCTATCTATCGGATCATCCACATACTTTGTCGGAACGGACGGAGCAGCAAACACCTTCTTCACTAGTGCTACCGCATTAAGCACCGGAGTAATTCCAGCCACTTGTGGATTTATAAAAATAAATCTCAACGGAACCATTCGTAAGATTGCTGTGTACGCTGTCTAATCTCTAATAATATGCCAATCACCTACACTTGGACCGCCACCAACCTCATCGGCTATCCCGTCATCGACGGTGAGACTGATGTCGTTACCCGCGCTTCGTACACCGTCCTAGCTGACGATGGCGAAGGCCACACGGCAGACTACAGCAACTTCGCCTACACGCCGATTGACCCGTCTGTGCCGTTCATTCCTTACGCTGACTTGACCAATGACATCGTCATCGGTTGGGTGCAGTACAACCTCGGGCCTGACATGATTGCTGCGATTCAAGGTAGCCTCGCTATTCAGGTTGAGCGGCAGGTCAATCCGCCGAAGGAGCCGGAAGTGCTGCCGTTGCCGTGGGTGCCGCCGGTTGTTGAGGTGGTTGTACCTACTCAAGTCGAGCGCCCAGAGCCGGTTGTTGAGCCGGTTGCTGAGCCGGTTGTGGTTGCAGAGACTGAAGTTATTGTCGAGACTTCCGAGCCGACAAACTGACATCTATGCAAGTGCTGACCCTCAATCTCGATCCCGTATCCGCCAATGCTTTGATTGCAAACCTACAGGTTGCGATCAAGGTCAGCGGCTACGAGGTCGCTCGCACTGCGGTGCCGATCATCGACGAACTCTTGAGGCAAGATGCGGAGTTCAAAGCTGCTGAAGCATCCCAATCTAAATCCGAGTAATGGAACCAACGAACAGCAGCACCAGCCCTGGACTAAGCCTAGCGGCAGCGGCAGGTGCCACCGCTGTTTCGTTTATTCCAGTGCTGACCGACTGGGTAAGGCTTATCACCGCAGTGATTGGCTTACTTTGCGCCTGTTACGGAGCGTTTCGATTATTTAAATCCAAATGAAAAACACGAAAACAACTCTCGCCGGTGTAGGTGCTATCCTTGTTGCTGTTGGTGGTGCCTTACGGGCTACCTTCGACGGTGACCCTGCGACCAACATCGACATCGCCTCGACCATCGCAGCGGTGACTGCTGGCATTGGCCTAATCATGGCCAAGGATGCCGACAAGACCGCTGCCATCGACCCCAAGGCGTGAACTGGATCTACCAGATCCTCAAGGCCCTGCTTGATTGGCTCCGCGAAACACCACCTACCGATGTGCAACATGGTAAAGCTCCCGAGGCCCTCAAGAGCGATCTGGTTGATCGCATTGCTAACCTGCCTGGGTTGCCAGATGACACGGGTGGTCCTGGTGCCAAGCGGTGATCCGGTAATGCTGGCCAAGCCGGTGAAGGCCAGCGTCTATGCTTTCGATGCCGACAAGAAGCTGGTCGGGCCTTCCCGAGTGACCCTCCCGGCCGGCTGGTACGTCCTACCAAAGAAATAATATGGCTCAACAAACGATCAACATCGGCACCATCGCCAACGACAACACCGGGGACACCCTCCGCGGCGCCGGCGAGAAGATAAACGACAACTTCGACGAGCTGTATGCCGCCCTGCCGTTGGTCACACCTACGACCTGGGTGCCGACCCTCATCGACTCCGGCGGTGGCCGCACCTTCGCCATCACCACCAACACCGCGCGGCACACCACCATCGGATGCGTGACCACCTTTACTGTGGATGTCACCGTCGACTCGGTGAGCGGATCCGCCACAGGCAACCTCCGGCTGTCGCTGCCTGATGCCGTGACCTACGAGGCCGCCGCCGCGGTATGGCTGACCAACGGCACCAACCAGGCTAAGACCTCCATCATCGCCAGGCTAATCGCCGGCACCAGCTACCTCGAGCTGTCGCACTTCGAGACAGGAGCTGCCACCAGTTTGGCCGCCAATCTCCAGGCCACCAGCCGCCTGATAGTCTCCGGCACCTACTTCACCACCTGATGACCACCATCGGATCCAGTCTCCAGCAGGGCATGGCGGTGCTCCAGCAGATGCTGGGGGCGCCGATGTTCATCTGGGAAGGGACGTCGATCCGGTGCATCCCGGCAGCGGTCAACGATGCCAACGTGCCAATCTCCGGTGGGTTCCAGGATAACGTGACCTCGAGGATCCTGGTCATGTTCAGCGACTGGAAGACCTGCGACAGCACCCTGGTCTCAATGGATTCGACACTCTACACGCTCGACCAGGGCACGACCTTTTCCCGGCTGCTCAAGGAGGACGGCCTGTTCATCCTCCAGGAGAACAGCGACCGCATCGCTTTAACCTTCTGCAAGCCTCGGCCGGTGGTCGGTAGGACGCTGGTCTATCAAGGCCGCACCCTCCGCATCCTGTCCTGCCGTGTGGATGCCTCCGGCGCCTACTACAACCTCGAATTGGGGGCGAAGACCAAGTGAAATTCGGAGTCAACATGACGGTCGACAGCGGCAAGTTCGACCTTGCCATGAAGCAGTATCTGCTGACGACCTCCCGAGATCTTCACAAGGCGATCAACAGCCGGTTCTTTTATTTGATGGTCCGACTGTTCGTCCTGGTGCCGCCCAAGAGCCCGGGCCAGGAGCGCCGAAGGATCGCCGACTATTTAGGGGCACCTGCCGGAAACATAAACAGAAAATCTAAGAAGACTGGTAAGCGCATCGGAACCTCAAGGATTCTCAGGAGAGTCCACCTTATCGTTCAAGCAAAAGCCGCTAAAAACCCAACAGTAAACCTAAACGGAGGTCACGGTCTTTACGGAAAAGCAATGAAAGCAGCCGCCTCGGCGCTGATGAAGAGATCCATCGCATCGGTTGGATACCTAAGGTCCGCAGTAGTAAAATCTATCAGAATCTACAACCGAGGATTCACTCAATTTCAAAGTCCTAAATGGAAACCGCTTTCTAAACCTGCCAGCTACAGAGCGCCAAAGAAAACAAACAGCGCTTTAGTTGCAATGGCCAATGAATATGGTCTTCCTCAAGAGAATGTAGGCATCCACAAAGGCACCGTTGCACATGGATTCCAAGCGGTTCCTGGATTCAATCCCACCGCTTTTGTTTCGATGCGCACAGGTGTTGCAGACAATCAATACAACCGGGTATCTGAAATTTACAACACCGCCATGCAGAAGGCCATGGACGACGAGACGACGGAAATGATCAACCACATGACCGAGGCCCTCCTGGCTAACGGCAAGGTGCTCGAAGACAACGGAATCTCAATCAAATGAACGCCGTCGCCCTAAGAGCTGAACTTGCAGTCGCCGACTACCTGGCAGCCGCCAACTGGTCTGCCTCCGGCGCCGGCACACCGACCTGCCTGACGTCCTACAGCCGCGGCCTATACGACGACCCAGACGATCAGGACGTCATGCCCAACTTCCCGCGCCTGGTTGTCTCAACCAACTCAGCCAGGCCAATGCAGCGCACCGACTTAACCTGTGAGGTCGAGATCGCCGTCGAGTTGCAGTTATCGGCCGACGACACCGACGAGGCTGCTGTGCTGACCACGGTCCAGGTGCTCGACAACTTGATCCTGCCGCTCTTCGACGACACCGGGGCCTCTGCCCTTAATGCACCATCAAACGATCCCAGCGGCCCCTTTACGGCGCAATTCGCCGCCCCTCTGGACTTTGGGGCATCCTCAATCTCTAATCGGTCCAGGACGTTTACCAGGACCTTCACCCTCTACTGTTCCGCAACACTCTAACCACCCACACACATGGCTAATTCACAAGGACTCGCATACCAATTTGGTTCACCGGCTTCGGTGACCATGTATGGCATCAACAACGTAGACGCAGTTTTCAGTGCCCTGGCTTCGATTGAGAGTTATGACATCACTCATGAAGCCGACACCGAGGAGGTCCGCAATTCCGGCGGCGAGGTGGTCGGTCACATCGGCTACAACGAACGCGTGACCCTCAATCTTAACCTCATCCCTTCTGGTGCCGATGCCACCGCCGCCTTAGCATTCTGCTCCCTGGCTCCGGTTAATGGCACCGTGGCGATTTCTGGAGCCCCAAATATTTCAATGATGGGAACCGCTAATATCTTGAACACCGGCCGGTTCATCTACGGCGGCGGGGGATCGGTCAAAATGACCCAGAGCGGCAAGGCTATGGTCTCGATCACCGTTAAGAAGTACAAGAACCTCACCACCGGCGCCGCTGTCGCCCTGAACGTGTGAGCAGCCTGGCCGCCATCCTAAGCGCAACAGCCAAGCCCTGTCCGATGGTGATCGGGCTCCGCATGGTGCCCTTTACTGTCGGCCACGCCATCCTGCTGCATCGTCTGGGATCGCCCTTCGTCACCGGAGGCCGGGCCACCGCTAACGACCTGGTCGAGGCTGTCGTCGTGTGCAGCCAATCCGCCGAGGAGTCTATCAAGACCATGGCCTCGGTGTTCCGGTGGGTGCCGCTCCGGCTGATGCGTAAGAAGGTCAGCAAGTCCGACCTGGTCAAGGAATGCCAAATCCTCCAGGAGTGGATCGGAGACAAATCCGACTGTCCCGAGGTTCTGAGGCAGCCCGGTGCAGGATCCAGGGAGGCAGCTATGCCCTGGCCCGAAAGACTGGTGGTCGGCCTGATCGACATTGGATTTACCGAGGAGACGGTTCTAAATATGCCGGTGAGCGATGCCGAAAGGTTCTTCCTGACCAATGCAGAAATGCACGGTCAGGTCGAGCTGTGGAACGATAAGAACGATGCCCTCTGGCGCCTAGGTCAAGAACGGGAGACAGTAAGGAACTAACAAATGGCCATTTTCTCACTCATCGCAAAGCTCGGCCTGGACGGTTCGGCCTACGAAAGCGGCCTTAAACGAGCCTCCAGCGTGACCGACAAGTTCCGATCATCCGTTGGTATGCAGTTAGGCGCTGCACTGTCTGTTGCTGCCATTGGCTCTTTTGTCTCAAAGGTGGTCGAGACAGTCGACGCCATTGGAGACCTTTCCGAGCAACTCAACATTAGCACCGACGACGTCCAGCGCCTCCAGGTGCTGGCAGGCCAAACAGGTGTTTCCTTCGAGGCCATGGCCAAGTCGATCACAGCAGTCGGCCAGGAGCGTCTCAAGGCTATTGAGGAGGGAGGAAAGGCCCGGGAATACTTCCAAGCGCTTGGATTTTCAGTCGCTGAACTTAACAACAAGAGCATCTCGAACATCGACCTGATCTCAAGAATGGGTCAGGCCCACAAGGATGCAGGCAGCAGTGCTCAGACACAGGCGGCTATGATTGCGATCCTCGGCGAGAAGGCATTCAAGGCCGCGGGTGCAATGGCTAAGATCAAGGAGATCGGTCCGATCAATCTGATCTCAAAAGAGCAAATTGATTCTATTGGAAAATTGGCTGATCGCGTAGACGAGATAAAGCGGACCATCATTCTGTCAGCAGTTCCTGAGATCAACTTCTTTGCAGACGCAGTTGAGCGTGCCGCTAAAGATGCTGCAACCATGGAAGATGGATTAACTGGCTTCTTTCAAACACTGGGAGGCAAGGGATCAATATTAAAAGCCAGTTTTCAAGAAGCGTTTGCTTCACCTCAAGATGTTAACAGAAGTTTCGAGGCATTACCGATCCAACGCGGCGCCATTGGCACAATAGACAGCAGGGTAAAACGCGAGACCTCAATGTTCTCAACGGAAGCGCCTCCTGGATGGGTTAACACCCTTGTGGGTCAAATCAAGATCCAGACCAACGAGACCCGTGCAATCCGAGTAAACACCGGCAGAACAGCTCAGGCTGTCGAATAACATGGCAACAATCCAAGGCATCCCCAATCCGACAGCCGGCGAATACATCGAGGTCAGCCGCGCCTACGACAACAACGGCAACGGCCGGGTGGTGCAGTTAGTTTTCCGCGGAGACAAGGACACCCTCCGCATCGCATCGGCCCAATGGGTGGCCCTGGGCGCCAAATACAGCATCCGCGAGGACGGCCCCTATTCCGAGGCCACCGTCACAATCGGAGGAAGTTCCTTCGACCCGGGTACACCAATCCAAGACCAGTCGGCACCGCTGCCTGGAGAAATAGCAGACATCCGCTACGAGTTCCGCACGGACTACCTCGATGTCTCGGTGTTTGCTCTGCCGGCAGTCGACAAGGAGGCTAACTCGACAGGGAATCCAAACCTCTACAAGTTCGTCATTGAGACAGCAGCTAAAAACGGTGAGGTTTTATCTCAGAGAGATACTAACCTGGCAGATCCAGCTCGTTATCCGATGGCGCTTAAAGTCTGGCAGATGCTCTACCGCGGCCAAGACACGTTCCCTATTGCCCGAGTCAGTCTGACCAGGATAGCCACTTTTTCCGGAAATCTAGGCCTGCCTCAAATTCCTAACGGAATACCGCCTGTCTACACGGTCGAATCGTTTGCTCAGAATTGGAATCTGCCACTATCTGTGCAACAAATGCTTCCCAAAATTCCCAAAGATCAAGCCACCGGGGCAGTCTTGGCGCCCTTCGGCACCGTCTGGGGCTGGAAACAGACAAACTACTCGACCAGCCTGATAACCAAAACCAACCAGGTTGAGCAGGTCATCGCATGGACTTTCGCACCTTACGACACACTCATTTACCCGTTCTTCTGAGTAACCTTTAAAAAACACACACTATGGCAGACGAAATCCAAATGACGGCCCGGTTGTACGCCTCTAAAAACGGCGCTTACCTACCCTCGGTCACCTACACCAAGAGCGCCACCATGGTCGGCACCGACATGGGCAGCCAGACTCAGGCCATCGGCACCGCATCTTCTGAGACCCTAGACGTTCCTGTCGACGTGACCAGCCCCTACAAGGTGCTGATCTCCAACCTAGACTCGACCAACTACGTCGAGCTGTCGTTCACCTCTGGCTTCGCCGCGGGTGCCGGCACGATGCGCTTACCGGCAGGCGAGACCATGCTGATCCCGTACATCAACACGAACCTCTACCTGATTGCCAACACCTCCGCGGTGACCATCCAGGCCACCTTCTGCGAGATTTAACGCACCAACCCTATGGCAAACGAAGTCGAGATGTCCGCGCGGCTTTACGCCTCCAAGGGCGGCGCCGTAATCAACTCACTGTCCTACAGCGCTATTGCCAACATGACCGGCACCGACATGGGGCAGCAGACCCAGGTGGTCGGTACAAGCGACGAGGTTCTGGACCTCACCGCTGATCTGTCTACACCCTATCGCCTCCTGGTGGTCAACCTAGACCTAGTCAACCCGGTCTCTATCGGACCTTCCTCACCGTACTCGTTCCAAATCCCAGCCGGGCAGTTCATCCTGATCCCGTGGGTCGACGCTACGATGTACGTCAAAGCCAGCAACAGCTCTGTAAAGATCTTCGCTCAGTTCTGCGAGATCTAACCAGCCATGGCCATTCAACTGCCCTCCAAACTGGCCGAGACCGGCCTTAAGGCAGATCATGCCCGGGCCATTAACCAGCTCATCGAGGCCGTTCGACGGTCCCAGCTAATCGCCGGGCCTGGCCAACGGGTCGAGCAGAACGCCAACGGCACGACTCTAAAGACCGCGGTGATGTCGACTACGGTGCAGACCTCCGAGGAGTCCTGGTTCTATTGACCCATGCCATACGCTACCGACAGGAAAGACAAGATGTTCACGGCCTACAACCTGAACACCTTGTACAGCCGGTTCGACGCAAAATGCCACGCAGCCCTGAATGAGATGGGGCCGCTGTGGGCTCAATCGAGATTTAGCCCGTTCGATCAATGGTCAGCGCCGTTCCCTTACGGTGTGTGGTATGTCTACCGGAACGATCCTGAGACGGCTATGCGCCTGCATGACGATGGAGGCGTGCCTGACCCTTCAATCCCTGGAATCGGGTACTACCGAGACGAGCACAACCAGGTGGCCGCCCAGATCGAGCTGTCCAAACTAGAGAACAAGCACCTCGATGTGGCCGGCGGCCAGGTGTACGTCGACCATCACAGCACCGTAGGAGATCCGTTTACCTGCAAAGTCGAAAAAATCCACTACAGCTTCGAGCTGTTACGCCGTGAGGTGGCCGGCATCCAGTACGACGTGCACCTCGGCTGGGATCCTCAGGCCGGCTCAGGCCTGACGTCCTATGTCCGAGGCAGCCTCGGCCCATCCGATCCCACACTGCCTCCTGGTCGGATCCACAAGCACCGGCTCGCTGTGGCTGAGATCGCCATCGAGGGCCTCGAGGTCTTCCGCATCCTCAACACCTACCAGCGCTACGACTGCTGGCGGGTGCACAACTGCGGCACCACCACCGTGCAGGTGTTGCTACAGCTACCCGATGGCAACGCCGACAGGCAGTTCGTAGGCCCAGGGCAGGTGCGAGCCTTCCGACGCCGACAGGACGGCACCTGGGCCACGCGCTGGCCTAACGGTGGTTTCTGTTACCATTTCTTCCCGTACTTCCCTGGGGACGTGCCGTATTTCGCTGAGGGACCGCCGAGCTGGCAGATACCCAACACCTCGCCATTCCTGGCCCTCGAAAGATCGGCCCAGGCCAACAACGTCGCCAACCCGTTCTTGATGTTCGACTGGCTGCACACGATGGGCGCCCAGATCGACCCGACGGTGCATCACGACATCCGGCAGGTTTACCCCCAGACCTACGCCGACCCAGGCGACCACAGGCAGCAGCTCGGCGACCTGGTGTTTACCTGGGGACGTGCACAGGTCAGATACACCATCGACCCAAATGGCACCAATCCGACCTATGAGGATCGCGAAGTTAACTTCCCGGGTGTTGGGAGCTTAGTCCAAAGGCTGGAAGCGCTTGGCATTACTGTCGTCCAAAACCCGACCAGCATCACCCTCACCAGCCGCCGCGGTTACTTCCAAATCACACCCATCGACTGCAACATCTTCAACAACGGAGAGAGTCCAGTCTGGGAGATTAGCACGACACCGATAACAATTTCGACGGTCTACCCTCCATCCAGCGGCACCAGCTCATTCTGGTCTGCCGGCAATGAGGCAACGATCTTTGACAAGGCGCTGGATGTGCGCCGAAAGCTGGCTGTTGAAGCTGGATTCCTTGCCAACTACGACGACGTCCACGACATCACCGAGGATCGGGTCGGCCTACTCAGGCTTACGCCCCAGGGGCTGGCCTGTAGCGTAGGAAGCCCGATAGGCATCGACGGTAATCTGCTGATTGATTTCGAAGCCTACGCGACGTCTACACAGCTTTACGTCAAAAGCCGAAATGCAGGCTATGGCGTCGGTGCATGGACCGACTTCTATTTCGAATCCAAAACCGACACGGTCCTCATCGCTCCATCGAGAAATTCAGGAGCAACATCTCCTGGGATACCGTGGCAGAATATGTTCCCCACCAAGATCGGGGACTCGATTCCAACCTCGTCGACAATCTTTCAAGGGGCCATCAATGCGGCCTACATCCCGCCAGGAGGGCCTTGGGGCTTCAGCTCGGGCAACTACGACAACGAGCTGATGCGAGCTACCTATGGCGACCCTGACTATCAATCAAACGGTGGCTACGAGGCCGACTTCTGGGTCAACAAGTGGGGCGGTCCAAACGGTGTGGATGCCTCGGTTCGGATCCTGGGTAGTCCAAACAAAACTCCGAAGTTCGCCGTCAAACCCGACGGGCCTAATTCCTCATTCGTCACCGTGGTTAAGGTCGCCGTCGACGACGTGTTCAAAGACCGACGAAATGCCCGGTTTGCTTCAACACTTCCGCTTTCAATGGCTTCGCCGGTCAATGCAAACGCTGATTATCTGACGTCCATCAAGTTTGACTGGGAAGGTAACACCTACATTTTCGCGATACCCTATGTCGCCCGTAACCTTTTAAACGGCGGACCAGGCTGCGGCCCATTCTTCCACAAGATCCCGAAGAGCGCCTGGTTGTGGAACCTGCTGCAATGGCGCCTCGATTCTTGGACGCAGTCGCCGTGCTTGTGCACGCAGAACTTCGCCCCGCGCCTTCCCACATTCTTTGGCACCGGGTACGAGCCCGACTTCGACCTGGATGCCTGGTATTTAGACCAGGCTGGCTACGATCTTTTAAGCGGCCAGGGCGTCCAATGCTTCCGCGGCGAGGACAGCTTCTCGACCGAGTATTTCTTCGTACCGCCTCAGAACTTGCAGACCTGGTGCCGCAAGTTTGGCTTCACGTCGGGCAACTGGCAGACTGAAAACGGCCAGCCTACCGAGTTCCCTGCGGTGGTTGCGACCCGGGTAAAGCCGTACCGGAGCTACTCGCAACGAGAGACCCAGAAGGTCATCTCCTACTTCGACGCAACGGCCAACGCTCAGGAATACATGACCCTGAGCTTCGTTGATCTAAAGGGAATTTGACCCCTGTTTGAACCCTGCAAACATTGGGTTTTCTTTCAAATCTACAGAAAAACAGTTTTCTCTGTAGACGGAAGGCGTGGAATCGCCCATCTTGATTACGTCGAAGGCAACAACAACAGCAAACCAAAGCAAAACATGAGCAACACCTCTAAATTCTTCGCCAAAAGCGCCATCACTGGATTGTACTGGGATGGTAAATCGTTCGGCACCACCGAGCCTACCACGCATTTCAACGCTCCCGAAATCGCGTTTATCCGAGCAACTTGGGACAACGTCATTGCAGTTCTTCTTACGCCAGAACAGGAAGCAAACTCTGAGGGCTGGTCACCGGCTTGGTTGGTTTGACCTCTGCATCGAAGGCAACAACAGCGAACCAAAGCAAACCATGAGCAACATCATCACCGTCCAACTTCCGACCGAGACCTCCTATTGGGGCAGCACCGCCACCGAGGCCGACGTCTATCGCATCATCGGCAACCTGGAGACTATGATCCGAAGCCAATTCCCTGACGTCGACATCGACTTCCAGCATATGCAGGAGCCTCGAGGCCGCGGAATCTTTGGAGACGACGAGTCGCTGATGGATTCCATCTACCAATTCATCCAGGACAACTGGACCGCCGCTCTGTGACAACTTTAGGCCCGGGTGGGGCCAATACCACCCAACCAGGGGCGCGACTGGCCAACGCGCACAACTCTCCAAACCATGACCACAATCTCCAACCTCATCAGCGCCCTGATCATCGTCGAGTCTTCGGGCAATGATCTTGCCATCGGCGACAACGGACGCGCCATAGGCCCCCTGCAGATCCACCGCGGCGTGGTGCAGGATGTGAACCGGATCACCGGCAGCAACTACCGCTGGCAGTCGATGACCAACCGGGTGCAGGCCCGGGCGGTGTGCGAGGCCTACCTGAAGCACTACGGCAAGGGTAAGACGACTGAGGATCAGGCTCGGATCTGGAATGCGGGACCTCAGGGACACAACAAGAAGAAGGCTACCGAGGCCTATTGGAACAAAGTCCGCAAGCAACTCAAATGACCAAACTCAAAACCATCAACGTGACACCAACCACCCACAAGGCCCTGCGCACTTACTGCCTCGCTGCCGGCCTCAAACTGCAGGCCGTGGCCGACAAGGCGATTCAGGCCTGGCTGAGAAAGGCTGCCAATTGACCCGCATACTCGCAATCGACCCAGGAGCATCGGGCGGCCTGGCCTACCTCGGGCCATCAGGCATCATTCTGAACTCAATGCCGGAGACCGACCAGGACATCAGCATCCTGGTGACCGAAAGGCTGGCGATCAGCGACGTGGTGTACATTGAGAAGGTCGGCGGTTACGTCGGCGGCAAGGGCGCCCCGGGCTCTTCGATGTTCAACTTTGGCTACAACGTCGGATTCCTGCACGGACTGATAGCAGCATCCAAGACCCGGGCCATCGAGGTGCCCCCGCAACGCTGGCAGAAAACAATCGGGGCCGGCACCAAGGCGACCCATGGTGCGAAGTGGAAGAGCCACCTGAAGGGCATCGCGCAGCAGCGACAGCCTCGCCAGGTGATCACGCTGCGGACGGCGGACGCTGTGCTGATCCTGGAGCACGCAATGATCTCGGAGGGGCTCAAGTGACTATTGAGGAGATGAGAACCATCGACGCCACCAAAACGTACAAGGAGCTGGAGGATGCCCGAGCCAGGATCGCGCACCTGGAGGCAGCACTTCGCCGCATAGCTAATCAGGACTACCGAGGAAACCGCTCGACCGAATCTCAGATCGCTTTCATGGCGTTGGAGGCCAAGCCGTGAGCGGAAAGAAAATCAGCTCGTTTATCAACGAACCATGGCAGGTAGTCGGTTTGGATGCGATGAAACGAGGCCAGGATATCTGCGACCGGAATGGCATGGCCAATCCACAAGGATACATGGCCATTTGCATCGGCCTGTGCGACATCATCCGCGAAATCAAAGAGGAAAAGAAGGAGGCCAAATGAGCGAGCAAAACAAATCAGAGACTTTACGCCTCACCTTCAAAGGGCTGCTATCCATCTACCTGCCGCAAGCAAAGGTAATGGAGGTCCTCAACGCAACCGAGCTGTGCTGCCGCCGCAATAACTGGGGCATCGCAATCGACGAGAGCAACCGATTGGACTTTGTTCCGATGGTGAGAGTCGAGGAAACGAAATGAGCGCACCAATCAACGACGGAGGACCGGCGTTTCCTAGCGAGGAACAAATACGCTGCAACGGTGAAGTCTGTGACACTCGCAAATTCATCGGCATGACCCTGCGCGACTACTTCGCGGCGGCGGCAATTAACGAAGTGGGATGGTATGAAAACATGGATAACTCCGCAGCAATGGCATACCTCATCGCCGACGCGATGCTGCGAGCGAGGGAGTGCAAATGAGTGACACCCCGAGGATGAACCTTGCGCTTCGTAAGGCACAGGAAGATTGCACTGAATCATATCTATTAACTGAAGGCCTGAAACTCGAACGCGAACTCAACGCGGCCAACGACCGCATCAAGCGGCTGGAGGAAGCGGGGGATGCACTCGCCAACAATCACAACCCGTTTACGTATATTGACTGGCTCAAAGCGAGGGAGGACCAGCCGTGAGCGATCATATTCCTGACGTCACGAAAATGATCAGCGATACCCCGATCTGCGACTCAACTCCTCACAACGTCCCCGACTTGGCAATGTTATGCCGTAGATTTGAGCGATTTGCGGCAGGGCGACAGGCTTACATCGACCAGATTGAAGCCGAGAACGATGCACTCCGCGCTGATCTATTACTGTGGCGTGATACGGAGGCCAAATGAAAGACAGCCCCGCATTCATCTACGTTCACAAAACCAACGGAGCTATCCGAGTGGAAAGTCTAGAGACAGCGCGACGGGTCGATAACAGACCAGAGTGGAAGCACGTCTCAACAGTCAACCCTCACGTCTGCCTCGAGAACATCCTAACAGCATCGACCCGACAAAGGACGCAATACATTAAGGATCTGTTGAAATGAGCGCACAATACCTTCACGACCTGCCTACCGACCACCGGCTGCGGAACGTCGCAATACAGGACATCGATGTCAGAATCCGGTGCCGACACACTGGGACGACTCGCAATCCTCGCCTTTGGAAGATCAAGGGCGACACCTACAACCGCCTCGGCGACAACTGGAAGATCAACTTCGACTTTATCCTGCAATGAGAGACTTCGACGTAGCCTTCACGATGATCGAATACGGCGGGTCATTCGTTCGCAAACTCGGTGCCGCGGCGCTGGTGGCAGACCCAGAGAATCTGGCGAAGATCAAGGCAGCCTGGCCCGAGTACTGGTCGCAATACGACCGCATGGCAAAACAGCTTTCGGAGGTTGAAAAGCAATCCTCCAAGTAACAACAACACAACATAACACAGCAACAACATGGGTATCACAGTATCAACGAAACAAACAGGCGGCACCTTCACACCGTGCCCAGAGTACACCGGCCGCGCGGTGTGCGTCGACATCACACCGTTACGGGCCTACGAGACCGAGTACGGCATCAAGCAGAAGTTCAAGATCGCGTTCGAGCTGGACATGATCGACAAGTCTCGAACCCCGGTGCAGCCCTGGGTAGTCATGACGGCGCCGATGACCGCCAGCCTGCATGAGAAGGCCGGCCTGACCAAGTTCCTCCGAGATTGGCATGGTCGGGCCCTTACCGCCGAGGAGACCACCAGCCTCGACCTGGACAGCCTCATCGGCCGACCAGCCACCGTGGTGATCGTCCATGAGCAGAGCCAGGACGGCACCAAGACGTTCAGCAACATCAAGCTGATCATGGCTCACAAGAACGGCGAGCCGCTCAAGCCCTCGGGCCTGTGGATCCGCATGGAAGACAGGCCGGCTAAGGAAGATGGCCAGGTGAAGACTGTAGCGCCGGCTACCGCGGCAACGGTCGCCATTAGCCCGATCAAGGTGCACGTCGGTAAATTCAAGGGCGTGCCGCTGTCCGAGCTGACACCGGACGCCGTGCGTGGCCTGGCCGAGCACTGGCTACCCAAGGCTAAAGTAAGCTCCGGCAAGAGCCCGGAAGACATCGCGCTGATCGCCGGAATCAACTGGCGCCTCGAGGAGCTGGCCAAGGCCGATGAACCCAACTTCGACGACGTGCCCTTCTAATGAAACCCAGGAAGCCCTACGTCAAACTGGTCGACAAAGTGCCCGAGGTGGTTCGGATGCGCTCCGAAGGCAAGACCCTCGAGGAGATCGGAGCGCACTTTAACTTGTCTCGCCAGCGCATCAAACAGATCGAGCAGTCGGCCGAGATGCACGAGGAGATCCTGCGACAATGGGGATTCCCGTTCACGGTTAGGACGTTTAACACCCTGGAACGCCTGTCGATCCGGAGCCGCCAGGAGGCCCTCGACCTCTACAACACCGGGCACCTGCAACCAGGAGCTGTCCGCGGATTCGGGTGGGTAAGCTATCACGAAATCTGTGAATGGCTCGGTGTACCGACAACCCGGGAGCCCATTAACTTCCTCGTTTGCCCACATTGCGGCAAAAAGATATGACCACCTTCCGGCAGCCTGTTGCTGCTGGGGACTCGTAGTGCCGGGGGCGCGCATCGGCCGACAAACGCGCAACAACTCTCAACAACTCTGACAAATGCCAGCCAATCCAAACATTTACTTCGACATCGAGACCGGGCCTCTACCGCTCGAGCAGCTCAACATCCCGCCCTTCGACCCAACGCAGGTCAAGATGGGCAACATCAAGAACCCCGACCTGATCGCCGAGAAGCTCCAGAAGGCCGAGGAGAGTCACACCGCGGACTACATCCGTAATGCCGCCTTGGATGCCCTGTCGGGCCAGGTGCTGTGCATCGGCTACCGGGTCGATCATCAGGAGCAGAACATCCTCTGCGCCGATGCCGATGGTGAGGCCCACCTGCTGCGACAATGGTGGGCGCTGCTCAACTACTACGAGCGCCAGCCGCAGCTTATCGGATTCAACATCAAGGCCTTCGACTTGCCGTTCCTCATCAAACGCTCCTGGCGCCACAAGATCATGCCGCCCTATTGGCTGAGGAACGGCCGCTACTGGTCGGAGCTAGTGGTCGACCTTCGGGAGGTGTGGCAGCTCGGGGACAATCGGGCTCACGGCAGCCTTGCGTCGATCAGCCGGCACCTGGGACTCGGTGAGAAGTCAGGCAGCGGCGCCGACTTTTCTATGCTGTGGAACACCGACCGCCAGGCAGCCATCGACTACTGCATCCAGGATGTGAAGCTAACCCAGGCGGTGGCTGATGTGCTGATGCCGGCTTACTGAGGGCTGGACATCGACCAGGCTGTCAGCTAATGAAGACCAGTCAGCGTGAGCCCTAGGAAGCGAGCGCAGGCACCACAACTACAAGCCATGTTCAACTCACTTTTCCCCACTCTTTCCGTGTCACGTCCCGTTGCTTGTACGGGAGTTCCTAGCACGGATTGGGTGGGGTTTTCCGTTTGAATTATGACCTATTCCGAAAAGCTCCAACATCCTCAGTGGCAGAAGAAGCGCCTAGAAATCATGTCGAGAGACGGCTTTCAGTGCATTAAGTGCTCGTCGAAGACCAACACGCTGACGGTTCACCACTTTTACTACATCTCAGGGAGGATGCCCTGGGAATACCCAGACCAATCAATGGTGACGCTCTGCCGTAAGTGTCACATTGAAGGCAACGATGATTCCTGCCCAAGGCCTTCTTACTTTTACTTGTGGGAGGTTTCGGCGTGCTTTGAGATTGGACGGCAGATTGAAATGTTGCAGCAGGACATAGATCCAGACGAGGGATGCCTGTTTTTTATCGAACGAGCGGGGCATGAGATTGGATGGCCTCCGTTTGAGATCGCTCACCTTCTCAAGGATGCTGCTGAAGCTGGGATTATGACCGATGAATGGCTCGGAAAATTAAGGAACCAAGTCAGGTTGGCAGACATCAAAAAGGAAAACATCCAATGAGAATCCGATCAATCAAGCCCGAGTTCTGGGAGTCAGAAAGCCTGGGCAGAGTTTCGAGAGAGGCTCGACTCCTTTTTATCGGGCTCTTCTCATGCTGCGACGATGTCGGGAGGGCTCGCGCATCCTCGCGACTCCTCGCGAGCCGTCTTTTCCCTTACGACGATGATGCTTTCAAGAGACTTCCGAGTTGGATCGCTGAACTTGAGAAGCAGGGATGCATTCGGATCTACGTGGTCGACGGTGAATCCTATTTAGACCTGCCAAAATGGGCAAATCACCAGAAAATCGACAAGCCTTCGATCTCTAAACTGCCATCATTCGACGATGTTCGCGAGGGTTCGCGAGGATTCGAGAATAATAGCCTTGGAACAGGGAATGGGAACAGGGAAGAGGAACAGGGAGAGGATTCGGCGACTGTCGTCGTGCCTGATGTTCTGGCGAAACCTCTTTGGGAAGTTAAGTTCGGCCTGATCCTACCCGAGAAGCTCCAAACGGACGAATGCCTTGCTGCTGTCGAGACCTGGCTTGCCTACAAAGCCGAGCGTAAAAGCGGTTATAAGCGCTTAGGCCTTTCGGCTGCTCTCAATGCATGGGCAAAAGAGTTCGATGCCAAGACGTTTGCGGATGCGGTGAATCACTCAATGGCAAACAATTACCTTGGCATCTTTGCTTCTAAAGCAGGTCTTTCATCCAACAACAACCCAGGCGCTATCAGCGCCGACATCACTAACTGGCAATGAGCGACCCCTACTTCGCCGAGGACGACGAGTTCGGCCTCCTGGGCGCCTGCCTATCCGGTGGCTCGGATGTCTGCCACGAGGTATTCGCCAAGATCCCGAGCGAGGCTCTACAGGACAGCGATCTGTACAATGTGTTCGAGATTGCCAAAGGCCTCGTTGCCAAGAGCGATCCGGTCAACATGACGACCGTGGTCAAGGAGTGGAAGCGCACGATGGGCCAGACTCCGGTGCCTTTTGAGGCTCTGAACAAGTGCGACGAGATGTGCCCCAGCCCGTCCAACCATCCCGAGTTCTCCAAGGCTGTCCTCGAGGCCCATCACCGCCGGCAGTTACGATTCGCCGGTGACCGTCTGATTCGCGACTCCGCTGTCTCCACCCTGTCTGTGGATCAAATCGTCGCCAATGCCGAAGCAGGGCTCACCGTCGAGGCCTCCAAGGAAGAGGTGCAACCCTGCAAGTCGGTAGTCAGTCGGTTCATCGACTCTACCCAGGAGCGCTTCGCCAGGAAGGGACACCTGTCCGGCATCACCTCGGGCTTCCATCGACTGGATCGAATGACCGACGGATTCCAGTTCGGCGAGCTGGCCATCATTGCGGCCAGGCCAAGCATCGGAAAGACCGCCATCGCCATCGCAATAGCCCGGGCAGCAGCCATCGAGCACCGGGTGCCGACCCTGTTTATATCGCTGGAGATGTCCGACGA